TAATTTCCTTTGCGTTCTTATTTTTTGGCATAGAGAATCATGTACACCCAAAGTATACATGTACTGTACAAAATAGGAATACTGTACTTAACTTGTCACTATCTCCTCAGATACACATACCAGCTTCATTATTGCGACTTTAGTGCTTGCATTGCCTTCTACATATTCTGCGAAGTCAACAGTTATAGCCTCCATATAGTCTACTACGCCACCCAATGTATAGTCAGTATCAAATGCACTCTTCACTGCATCTACCGCAGCGTCCAAGATTCTCACAGCCTCATCTCTTCCGATAGTGTCTATCTCTTGGTGAATAAGAATTGTGAATTGATAAGCCCTTTTATTGTCTGAACTCGTATAGAATTCATTGTCGAGACGAACTGGCTCAAATGTTGCAGCTGGATATCCTGTCATGTCCGTATGATGCTTGTCATCTACAAAGGCAAGCTGAGTCACAGTATTGAGCTTGGTTGAAATCGCAGTCCTAATAGAATTGAATGACATATTATTTAGCTAAATCTTTAACTATATTTTTCACCGCATCCTGAAAGTACTTGTTAATGTCTTCTTGTGACGCCTCTACTGAATCTTTGAAGAATGGCCGAGCCTTAGTCCCCTTTCTGAGTATTGCTCGTTGTACAAAGTATGCTGGGATGCCATGGCGTTGTGCCCAACCCTTTATTGCTCCCATAGGAACGTAATGAGGCCTTGTCCCTTCATGAACATAGAGTGCGTAGGGAGCCTTGTTCTCAAGTAACCCTTTTAAGATTTCAAAACTTGTAACCATCCCTGCATTTCTCAGAAATCCTTGATCAACTGGGGCCGCCTTTCTTGCATTCGCCAGTAGTGTATAGATGCCTTGCTTAACAGCTGTATTGAGTCTATTTGTGGTAATCTTTGGTGATTCTTTGAAAGCTTTCTGAAGCTTGTCCATACCGATAATTTCCACCTGTATATCAGCTGGCATAAGATTATTTTTTAACACTCTTGTTGAGCGTACATACTAAGATATCTTGTGAGAGTTGAGTAAATCTTTGTATACCCTTAACACCGTATTCTACTGTACTGATAGTTAACCTGTCATTCGCCCTGATGTCTTGGACGCCGTCAGTAATAAACTGGTAGGACTGACTAATGATCCCCTGCGCTCCACTATTTTCATTGGTCGCAGTTGGGGCAAAGTAACCCATGATTGTACCGGCTACTGTAGCGTACGTAGACTTATCAGCGGTATAGGTCTGACGCTTAATAGTCGCTGATGTGTTGTAACTGTATCTAGACTGCATGGCTTCGATATCTATTAATTGTCTTTCTTAGTTCTGGAGTTAGTTCTCTATCCCATGAAACACTAGCTCCTCCAACTGACTCATTTAAAACTCCCTCCGATTTTCTTTTGTTGAAAACCCGAGCAATTAATTGAATGCACGCTAATGCCAGGTCTTCAGGGATTGTCGAGTATCCACCTTGGTAGATCACTCTAATATTTTGATTGCCTTGTGGTAACGAATCGAATATTAACTGACCACCTCTATCATTCCGTACGTAGTAGCTGGCAGCATCGAATGCTGTCCAAGTAGGACTACTTAAGCTTCCGCTAGCATATGAAACGCTCGTTACGGAAATGATAGGGGTATTTCTCACAAAAACAATCTTCTTACCTTCAAGGTTAGGATCGCCATCGTGGTATTCAGTGACGTCTACCCCACTATTTTTGAATCGTTTTCCTCCACAATAGTTTTCTATCCAAACACTGCAATTAGTTACCAAATTTGCTAAGAGGGTGTCCCATGTGGACGCAGTGATGTCTAGGTAACTTTTTACATCAGAAGATGTTGTGAGGTCGTATGCAGCCATAGTGTTTTAAAGTGAAGATTAGGCATGGCCTTTTAGTTCCATGCCCTGATAGCTTATGCAGCAGTCAATGAGTTAAGGTCAGACTTTCCTAGCTGAGCCTCAAGTACCAATGAAACAGCAAATGCAAAAGAAGGAGATGTACCAGCGATTGTCGCTACAGCGCGAACATAACGTCTGCTAGCTCCATCTAATACTACTTTTCCAGCTGCTAAAGTATTGTCTGAGGTTCCAGTAAGTTGTGCGAAAGTAGTTCTTGTAGTCCAAGTGCTATTATCAGCTGAAGTTTGAATAACGATATCGTTAGTCGCGCTGGTTCCTGATGCAGCACCAAGGTCTACAATAACCATAGCATCGTCTCCATAACCTAAAGTGTCTACACCAGTACCAGTAACAGTTGATGTAGCTACTTGTGGTCTAATAAGAGAGATGACTTTATAATTTTTGCTTACGTCCATATAGAGTAAATTAAATGAATAGCTACTGACCTACTTACGTGTCTCTTTCTTGGGCTTCATCATCTTGTTTGGGTGTACTGGAGCAACTTTTGTAACAGGCTCACTAGTTGAATCAGCCTCGCCGTTCACCGAAGAATCATTGCCAGGAACTTGTGTAACAGCCTCCTCAAAATTCAATGCGTCTTGCTCTGTGAGCGTATGGACGGAATCCTTAAGGTATAATTTGCCATCACACATGACTTGTTTAGAAAATCTGTAGCTATTCATAAAGTAAAAGTATTAAAAATATTAAATTGCTGCTGTCTTCAATGCTGCAAAAGCAGTACCGATACCTACTGCCATACCTACGCGCTGAATCACACGAACGATTGAGTGATTTGAAGCATAAGCATTTACAGTACCAACAGTTGCTTGACCTGAAATCTCCATGTTCATTCCTTGTCTGTTGCCGAAGAAGAAGTAATCAAAGTTACCGAAAATCAAGAACTTAGTAGATGCCGCTGTAGCTGATACAGCTGGCATAACTTCACTCAAGTACACTGGGTAGCCCCAAATGTATCCTGCTGGCATTAACAAACCACCAGTGATGGTGTTAGGAACAATTGGATTTTGGAAGGTAACAATTGATTGGCTGTTCTCAGTAATCTTTTGTACTGCACCAAATACTGTAGGAGACATAACCCAAACACAACGAGGCAAAGCAGCCATTTTGATTTGGCTAACCATGTCGCGCAAGTTTGCTAATGTAACATCAGTAAATGCAGTCTTTGTAGATCCCATAGTTGTGAGGTTCACAGTTGAGTCAGAAAGAACACCAGTAAAAGGTGATCCAGTTCCAACTAAACCTTGTGTATCCTCAGCTGTTGCCAATGCTTCTCCCATTAACTCCATGATCATTGAACTAATGTCTTGATTTGCATCTTGAAGAAGTTCATTGGTAACTGGAGCCAAACCTACAGCAGTCTTCGCTAACAAACGAACATTGCTAATAGTTGGAGCGCCATCTGTTCCAGCAATTGCTTCACCTGGCCAGCTAACGCTTGCTGCACTTCCAAGAATTGGAAGGTTCAAGCTGTCGCGAGTCATAGGAATGTTGCGAGATAACTTACGAATCAAACCAACATTTTCAACAATGCGGTTCAACTCTGCTGCTGTCTCTTCTGGAACTGTGAAACCACCTTCAGAGTCGATACCTTCTGACATACCCTTAAGAGCAGCTGCAGATTGGAAATCTCCTTTGAATAATGATTTGATGAAACGAGTAGTTGTAGAAGCTTTGCGAGAAGCCTCCTGCTGATCTGTAAGACCAGGTAAAGATTTCTCATCTGCTTCACTCAATACTTTGTGCTTAAGATCGATTTTATCGAGGTTAAGCTTTTTAACCTCAGCCTGTAGTTTTTCTTCTACAACTGCGCCAAGGTTCTTTTCGAGACCATTCGTGATAGCAGAGGCTATCATTTCGGCCATCTTTTCCTCGGTTAATACTTGTTGATTAGCTGACATAAATAAATAAAGTTTTAAAGTTTTTGCTCAAAGCCTTTAAACTTCGAAAGAACACCGTTTGTAATCTTTGCGACCAATTGCATATCTCTCTTCAGTTCAAATGCTTCTTCCTGAATATCTTTTTCTGGTGTCTCAGAGGCACTAAGCAATGCCTGTAAAGCGTTAACCGCGTCTTCCACCAATGTCCTGTTTTTTGCAGATAGAACACGTCCTGCTTTCTCCGCTATGTGAGCTTTCGCTACTTCATTGCTCGTTGGGTATTCAGCAATGAGACTTGTTGCGGCTTGCTCTGTTGTGGATTCTAATTTTGGTTGCTCCTCCTCTTTGGGAGCCGCTGGTACTACTTCTTCTTCCTCTTTCTTTTCCTCTTCTTTCTCAATAACAACGTTCATATACTTTGCCTCGAAACTCTTTAAACGATCTAATGCGTCTGGATTTGCTGGAACCGATACAAAGCTCAACTCTAATAGCTCCGCCTTTGTAATAACGTTTCCGTTTCTTTCGTGGGGTATAAAACCAACTGACACCGTCTTAATAAAACCATCGTCGTAGAGCTCTCTCACTTCTTGGGCGAATTCTGACCTTGCAAATACACCTTTAGCGATTACCGCTCCCCCCTCCACACGTAAGCTGGTGACAGCTCCAATTGGCAACGTCTTGTAGTCATGTCCCCAAAGAAGAACTGGATTCTTGTTATAGTTTGTGAAGTCCCATCCTTTTACTTGGATTACCTCGCCATCTCGGTCTACTCCTTCAGTTGTGGCCACGACCTCAAATTCGCCATCTCCTTGAACTTTTTTCTTTGGAGTGATTTTGCTTAGTGCTTCTTTAAGCTCTTTGGCTGCGTTTTCTGAATATACTTTGATGGTTTCTTGCGTTTGCATATATGTTAATTAGCTTTTATGAATCTTGGCCTTTAACCACTGGAATGATCGAACACCTACAACGAGGGTGAAGCTGAGCAATCTCAACTGCTCCATCGTAATTTTGGTAACCCATTTCTCTTAAATCCGATACGCTTACAAACGCATCTCCTAGATCCACTTCTTTTCCGTGCATTAGAGAACACTCAACACAAACTCTTTCATCAAGAGCCGTGTACCAAATCTTGGCTACTACTACATTTGACTGTTCCCATGCCTGAATTTCAGCATTTCCCTGCGCCCTATGTATCTCAGTAATCGCAATAAGCTCTGACCTCGTCTCAGATAGACCAGCAAGATCACTAATTCTCGACGTAATAGCCTGAACTCCTTCGCCACTCTCTAATCCATCAGCAATTTGCTGTCGGATCATTGTGCTTGTGTTCGTTGTCACTTCGTTTGCAAACTTCTTCACGCTCGCCTCCAAGTACTTTCTGACATTTGGTGCAGCAATATCAAAGTCCTCTGCCTTTAAGCCTAGTGAAGCAAAAGCTGTCTGTCCTTCCTTATTCAAAAATTCTTCCATTAATGGCTTGAACAAGTCGATTGTTATTTTCACTTGTTTCGCAACATCGATAAATTCAGGGAGCTTTGCTTTAATAGCTTTTCCACCCTTCTTCATGTAGGAACGAAGATTAACAATGGCCTCCTCTCTTTGATCAGCAAAAAGCTTATTCATTATTGTCTGCGCCTTTTTCACATAAGGCTCCTCTCTCACTCGCATCATTCCATTAATCTTTTGTCCTAAGTCCTCAAAGCTATGAGGATCCATTCTTAGTTGGAATCTTTTGTTAGATTTCTCATCGCCCGGTTCATCCTTATGAGATGCCTCAGGTGAAATCTCCTTAGTATTGTTTGTATTTTCAAGCTTATGTAAGTGCAACTGAGTGAGAACAGAGTCTTTAATTTCATGTGACAGTTTCGTTAGTGAAGTTGCTACCTCCTGGGTCTTCTGTTGTACTGGCTTTCCGTAAGGAGAAAGGCTGAATGGAAGGAATACTTGGTCACCATTTTCAATAGGTAATAAACCGCTTCGTTGTCTCCACTCATTCATCGTTAATTGACCATTTGCAAAAAGGATTTGGTTAACCTGAGTTAATTCCAAAATGTCTTCCTGTACTGGACTCTTGAATCCAAACCAAATATCGCCATCTTCAAATAATGGAAGGAAAAACTTATTGAGCGTGTCCACAATCCTATGCATCTTTGGTGAGATGTTTCTCAATGAGAAGACATAGTTACCAGTCTTTGCGCTTGCATAATTCACATCCTCAAGTACCGCTAGGATATTCTTAGGCACGCGAAACATTGCAAGAATATCGTCTCTGTTGAGTTTTGACTGCTCAATGTACTGCATATCACTATGCTTTGGCGTGATTGAGGTATAGGTAAGACCACCTGATAATACAGCTGTTTTAAAGGCACGCTTATAACCACCGTATGATTCGTTCCACTTTTCCTTGATATCGTCTGCTGACGTCTTATCTAGCTCGTCAGGGTGAGTTAGTACTCCTCCTGGTGTTGCATCGTTGTAGTAGAATCTGCGATTATATTCTCTACTGAAAACATCAGTCTCAATAATTACTCTAGCTGACTCAATAGTAGACAGTCCGACAATGTCGCTAAATGGATTATAGGTTTTGAAGTGGATAACTTGCTCAGGCTTCAGCTTGATCTCTTTTCCATTCACACGATATGAGTAGTACTTAACATAGAAATCTCCCTTAACTGGCGTTATCGCATCAGGGTTAAGAGGGTAGATAGCTATGATTTGTCCTGACTTTCCTTTTCTCTCAAGATACCAATACTCATTACCTTTCAACTCTAGATTTGATTGAAGCCTTTCAAATAAAGTAAACTTTGTAAAAAATTCATTAACATACTCTAAAAGATCTAAGGCTGGATGCTCTTCAATAACCTCAATTTTCTTTCCACTTCTTCTGTAGAGTACAAGTTCTATACGTGCCACCTCTTCTGCAATAGCCTTAACACAGCTAGCAACCCACCCGGAATACATCTCCGAGCTCTGGAGCTTTCTACTATCTTGTAAGGAAAACTGTGAGTTATAAGCCGATTGAATAGGAATCGATGATTCTTTCTTTTCTGCCCCCCACAACTGTTTACCGAATATTTTCATCGATTTTCTTAAACGTCTACATTCTAGATACTGTACACCAACTGTACAAGTGCAGTTTACTAATTATATACATTTGCCTTCACTCTTCCCCTCACTATTCCCTGAATTACCAACGCGTCACTTATGACAGTATCGTCGTGATAAGGGCTTATAGCTGACATTCCCCCATTGGTGTTGTTGTTATAAAAGTAGTTTATCTCCTCGAATTCTTCTTCAGTCACTTCGAAACGAGATATCCTCATAAACTTCCTAAAGTCTGATATAAGAATGTCTTTCGTCTTTTCGTTCGTGTTGAATCCGTACTTGTCTTGATCCTTCATTATTACCTTGTCCATGGTCTTCTGCTTGTACATATACTGACGCCATGGATACCTCTTTGTCTCAAGTATAAAAGCTCCAGCACCATTATTCTCAGGGACAATAAACACAGACTTGAACTGTACAACGATAGTATCAAGTACAGCAGCCATCCTGTCCTGTGTAATGAAGCCTCTATACTGAAACACCAATTCACCAGTCCTAAGTCGTCCTGTAAAGACCGTATAATCCCCATCTACTGACCCATGAGCCAAATCTCCACCTATAACCACATCTAACTCTTTTCTCGATTCTTTACTAACGAACCACTTGACTGAAGATTCTATACTCATTGGCTTAACCACAACTAGGAACTTCTTATCCTCATCATCAAACACAGGAGAGCCATTGAGGATCAATGGAACGTTCATGTACTCCTGCATGAAACCTTTCTCCTTCAGCTTGTTCCATCGCTGCTTGAGCTTAGTGAGTGGCCACCTATCAGGCCAAAGAGGTTCTCCGGTGAACTCTTCTTTGTTGAAATTCAATATGGCTGGGAACTCTATAACTTTGAATTGTTGCTGCTCAGCAGACTGCTTAAGCTTATTAACGAAACAGTTATTGCTAATGATTGTTCCGAGCACAACCATTGAGCCTTCATCAGGGTTTATCGCTCCATAAACACTGGTGAAGACCCAATTGTAAAACTCATCTGCACGTATAGGATTCTTAACATCCTTGTTCTCTTGAGGGTCATCAATAACAACTTTCGTAGGTCGGCTTCCACGTATCGCCTCCCCTTTCGTAAGCGTTTTAATGCTACACCCATTCAGTAATTGCAACTCTCTTTGCCTCCACTTCTCATTCGTCTTCTCTGACTTGTTGCTCATTGGAACAAGATCACCCCAAATCCACCTGATCTTCTCATTATTCTCAAGCTCATAACGAATATCACCAATCACCTCTTCTCCTAATCCCTTTGACATGATCAGTAAGATTGATTGCTCTTCTTGGAACAATAGGTCCCACAACGGTCCAATCTTTGAGGCTATTGTTGTTTTTGAGTATCCTCTAGGTATGATAAATAAAACATCTTCTCCACTACTCGAGAGCTCTAGTAGGTCGATGTGAAATGGCGGTATGCTATAGCGCTTTCCGCTTTTCTTGTCGCTCGTCCACCGTTCAGTAATGTAAGTAGCAAAGAAGCGTTTATCGTAATAGCACTTACTGCGAATTACTAAGCGTTGTTGATCGAGAGTTAAATCTTCAACCTTAACCCTTTTAAGTATGGTTTTAAGATCTTCCTCTGGAAGAATGTTGAGCTTACTTTTTCTTTCTAGCTGGCTCTGCATTCTTTGCTACATTAACCAAACTCTCCAAAACCTTTTTCTCTTCATCAACGTTGCGATTGGTATTCTCGTTCTTGCTGATAGATGTTGGTAGTCCATTCGCTACCATTGCTATTTCCCAAATAGTTTTTAAGCCCTTTGCTCCTTCAGAAAAAAGCAGCTCTTTGTTTTGCTTGATATGGTCATACACATCTCCAAGAAGATTAGCTAAGTCCGTGCTCCTTTCTTCAATTACTTTCTCAACCGTAAGCTTAGTTTGCTCTTTCTTCAAAGCCTCTTTCTCAGTCTTCCATCCCTTTGTCTTTCTACCAAAAAACCCACTTCCTTTAACCGTTATCTCACCTTTCTTTGACCGTCCCCATTCCTGAACATCAACAAACTCGCTCAAAAGATAATCTTGTTTTAGGGCTTCCCAATCAATTCTTTTAGGCATTGTGCAGTTGTTGTACAGCTGCAGTATAGTACACTTTTATTAGATTTATCAAACGAAGTTAGAGACTCACCTGTCCCACCTCAATTCCAAACTTCCTAGCCACACACTTCTTGCAGGACTCAATGAAAGCGGCATCAGTGAGGGTCTTAAAGTCGCTTACCAAACTCTCTGGTAGGTCCTTTGCTTCGCTTTTCTTCCAGGCAAAAAACTTCTCTGCAATTGAACTCTGCCTTTGCATCTCAACGAAGTTCTTGTCGTTTGGAAAAGTAGCGTTAGGAGCCTTTTGAAAGCCATTATCTACAAAGTTAGTCTTGGTGTTAAATACCTTCGAACGATCGGAAACACCAGCCCATTTGTTCTGTTGCTTTTCAGCGCGATACTTCAGATCTTGAATGAGGAATTTCTTGAGCCTTGCAGTTGAAACTTCCTTCAAGTTCTTGCTATCAACAGCCCAAAGGAACAAAGCTTCGGCCACCGCTAAAACATGATCGTGCTGATAAGTTGCTTCGATCTTCTCAAATCTAATTCCCTTGGTTACTAACTTCACACCGTAATCTTCACCCAGGTGCAGTACTTTTTCGTGGAGCGCGGAAACCTTCACGGAACTTGGAAGGTCTTCTGGTCTTTTCTCCGGTAATGAGCTAAAAGGTGATTTAGAAATTTTTTCAGACTTTTCTTTATTTATTTCTTTTATATTATCTTCTTTCCCTTCTTGTTTGTCGCCCCTCGTCCGCCCCTCGTCCGCCCCTTCCTCAATGTTAATATCTATTAAGCCTTTGTGTAAGATCTTCGCGCGCGTCCCGTCGTTCGCCCCTTTTGAGGTAATTATTTTGTATTTCTCAAGTCTCTTTTTTGCATTTCTATACACCTTTTCAGAACTAAAACCACACGCTTTCCAATCACCTATTAAAGCCTCACCGACTGTTAGACCATGTACGCTAATTCCCTTTTTTCTTTTCGCACGCCAAGCAATGACTGTTAAAAGCTTAAAGGCTTGAACGTCATTAATAAGAAGATCCCAGACTTCTTCATTTTTAAGAAGCCTTAAGTGAGGATCAGTTAACTTTCTCTTCATAAACTACTCCCCTCCTGAGCTTTTCTTATTTCTACTACTGCCCTCGCAAGTGTGGTCAGGGCACTTAACTGACTATCAACCGCCTCTGAATTCATTGACATACGATGTCGCGCAGAGAATTTTTGATATTCTCCAAGTATAAGGCTATACGCTGATTCTATTTCATCTATTCTAATCATATTGATTTGTTAAATTAGTTTTAAACTACTACCTCTCACTGGTATGTATGCAATGGGTAGTAGACACTGCATATACATATTGTATTTACGTTCACTACATTTGATGGTGCACTAAAACTCACTTTTCTTGTAATAATTAAATATTAGGGCACGTTCAATACAAGGCCGTCAAGTGCTTCTTGTCAGTCTTCTAAAAGATTGTAGTCATAGATGTTAAGGGGCAGTAAAAGGACGAGCGGCTACAGTAGCCTTTTAAGTGGTGAAGTTTTAAAACACCAAATAATCATCATGCACTTTTACACAATTTGCATTAAAAAACAAATTCGCTATGATGGTAATGTTTTCGGACAGTAAACGGCACCTATCCGCCGTAAACGAGCATATAAAGTTTTCTAAAGAGGCCACCATTGGGTGGTTTTTTTAGTTGCAAAAAACAACGCTCCTCGTCTATTAGTATTAGAATCATATTATTTGCCTATTGATAATTCATCTACAGGCGTCTATATTGTCCTTGTTCTTCCTAAATAATTTGTTTATGGCTGTTGCAAAGAAGAATCCAAATCAGAACTTAAATGACGCACAGAAGCAACTGATACAGTCTAAGATGACGAAGTATCGATTAGCTAAGGTTGCAGGTATAGACCACAATACTGTGACATCTCTCTTTAATGGGGGAAAGAATGCTAGTAGAGAAACACTTGAGAAGGTGGCAAAGGCGATGAATATGGATCTAGGTCAGTTCCTTAGCATAAAGTAGTATGAATGAGGCTGAGGCAAAGAGTAAATTAAAGCCCATACTATATGCTGTGGGTTTTTTAATTATGCTCTTTTTTGTTGTTCCCTCATTCTTTAAATCATCAAGTAATGTCCCCGCGAATACAGTGGTCACTAAAGAATGTGAGAAGTACGAATCTAATGCGAGGGTGATGTCAAAAGAGTTCCTGAAGGATCACTTAGAGTATGTTGGTAGCTCTCACATTCCATCTACATATGAGAGTGTTGGTAGCTTCTCTTGTGATGGAACTACATATAACTTAAGGAATTGGGTAGATAGTGCCAATGCGTTTGGGGCACTCAAGAGACAGGAATACATCATGTCCCTGAAATTCAAAGGAGGCGAGTGGACAGAAAAAAACAATTGGGAAGAATTAGACTTCACTGTCAAACCCTAGGTATTATTACCGTTGTAATAATATTATTACTATGATAATATAGATGTGTATTAACCAATACACTCTATGTTCACTTCAAGTTCGGTTCCCTATATAGCATCAGTTGTAAAAGTTGCACAGTCAGAATCGTGTCGAGAGACAGTACATCAAGATATCCTAGCACTTCCTGGATTCTTTGATGATGTTTTACTTATGCGATCTCTGCTGTGCAATGATATAACAACCCTTAGCTGTGTAGTTGGTCAAGATGGGAAGTTGTCCTCACCTATAAGTGTGCAAAGCGGTGTGCTATACAAGTAATGTACAATGTATGAACACCACGTCTACAAATACACCTAAAACTAAAATAAATTCTATGAAAACAATCCTTTTTAAAATTCTTATTGCAATGTTGTGTGGTGCTGTTTTATTCATTACCGCTTTAATTTTTGGATCAGACCATTACTGGTGCTTTAAGGACCACGACACGTGCGTCATTGAAGAAATGGACTATTATAGAGGATTAAAGGCAGTGGCAATAAAACAAGAAAATGAAAGACATGAAGCAATTTTAGCAACACTCACTGAACACTATGACAGCAAAATTATTCCTCTAAAGCCTCTTATCAGCACCGGACGTGCACTAGAGGAATATAAGAAGGGGAATAAACAAAATGTACCTGAGGGATTCGTAGCTCTACGACAAGCATTCATCCCTCAAGCACTCGCTTCATCAGGTGAAACACTAACAGATTCACCCAAGGACAATGGTAGCACAAGTACTAAATCTGTCATGCACTTTGCACCTGACCATATAAACGTTGGCAGGTACTCAAAAATACTTTCTGAAATTAATAGCCCATATGCTGGTGTCCCAATTGAAAAGTACTGCAACAATGAAGGTATTAAAGAAGTGGGATGTGACATACTAATCAGCATTGCCCAGTCAGAATCTAGTAGCGGAACAAACTTTAGATGTAATTGGAAAACACCAGAGGAGGCATTAATGCTTGGCGTTGAGTTCTACCATAATCCCGTAGGACTTAAAGACTTGAGACCAGCAGGGGAGCGTGAACGCACACACCCTGACGAGAATGGTTGTTATTTGAGACGCTTTGATTCATTCAACGCATTCTGGGAGTTCTATGTAAACCACATGGTCCATGCGTACGGATTCGATACTAGAACTGAGGCTCTTACAATGTACCAATGTTACGTAAATGGAAACTGTAAGTATTGGAGTCAATTAACTGAAGAGCAAAAAGAAGAGGCAAGAAAATCTCCATGGGTAAACACCATCAATAGCTTTGTAGAGAGAATCAATAAATCTAACGCTTAAATTATATGAAAAAATTATTACTACTTCTTTTACCATTACTTTTACTTACATCTTGTGGATCTACAAACGCACTTACAGATAATGGTGCACTCCAGGCAAACAATAAGACTCAAAATCCTGATCTCTCAATCATGACAGATAAACCGTTAGTAGCTAACGTAGATGATTATGACTATGTCAGATACAACCGATATAGCGATTATCAGAGCGGATCAACAGTTTCTATTGACCTTGTAAAAGTGAAGAAGATTGCAGAGGCAAAGGATAAGAATGGAGAGATCATTTTTCTTTACACTTATAAAGGAATCAATATAGAAGATTGGAAGAACACGCCAATTGAAGGACAAAAATGGTCAACTGAGAGCAAATTTCTTACCGAATTCAGCGGCATACCAGCAACGCGCATTCCAACCCACTTTATTTGTTGGATTAACGAAGGATACAAGTCAGGTGAAGAAGTAATAGAGACCGGAGTTGTTATGAAACTAGGTGTCGATTACTTAGTAGCGTCACCAAGTGGAGAGGCTCAGTTTTTAGCAGGACATGGTTGTAGAGAGGTTTTTGATTATAAGGTAATTAAATAATTATATGACACATAATTTTAAATTCAAAAGGATAACTGCTCGCGACAGTGGTACCTGTATCAACTGTGATGATACTAAGACAATCTTTTTGATGTTTAGTGGGCTCATTATAGCTCTCTGTATAACAACGATCATCCTAGATCGTTTAAATGCTTCTCTATGACCGACGAACAACGAAGAAATGAATGGGCGATTGGTTTGGCCGTGAAGGTTTATGTGGAAGTAATTAGCAAGTGCCTTCTAGGATTCGATGAAAAACACTTCGAGGCAAGGTTACTGAAGTTAGCTCAAAACATCCTTAACGTGGAGGATAAATTATTAAACAATCGCTAAATGCATACATCCTACTCAGACATGCAAAAGAAAATCCTTCAATGGAAGTTAGATGGCAAGCTAGTAGCTACCGTTGATTGCGCAGGCATCCGCTTAATACAAGTTGGGTCCAATCAGCGAGAAGCATTAGAGAAAGTTAAAGAAAGCATTGAAGTGTTTTTATCTACTATTAACACCTAAGACTATGAAGGTCTCTAAACTAATTGAAATTCTTAACACCTACAGACTCAGTGATGAGGTAATGGGTGAAAACTTAAAACCAATAACTGTCGTGCAAAGAAAGAAGGGGGAGAATGTGAGAATGATGGAGAACTATGCGGTACTACTAACAAAACCTACCAATGAATAACTCGAGATATATCTATCTCATCATAACCTTAAAAGATAACAGCGCCACACGACGGATGAAGTGGATACGATGCGCATTTACTACACGTCTCCATGCTATTCGCTGGATTCAGAAGTATAACATGAGGGAGGCTGCTTTAAATGGTGAGAAGGGGAAGACAGAATTCAGAATAAAACAAGTTGTTCTCTATAGCGTTCCTGATCCTAGATTAAGAGAAGTACTATGAGAACCAGAAGAAAGGTGAGTAGCGGAAGACATAAGAATGTGCATACAATAGTGGATAAGATTGAGTTCATGAGTCGAGTCGAGGCGAGAAGGTATCTCGAACTGAAGATGATGCAGAAGGCGGGAAAGATATCATGCTTAGTATTACAGCCAAGATTCCTGCTTCAACCATCATTTAAATATCAGGGAACTACCATTAGGCGAACAGAGTATATAGGAGACTTTATGTACAACGATAAGAAAGGGAGAGTGATAGTAGAAGATGTCAAATCAACATACACACAGATGGATCCGGTCTACCGACTAAAGCGCAAGCTCATGATCTTCAAAAACCAGGAAGTAATATTCAAAGAAGTAATATACTAATCACATTTGCATTATTATTAACAACGTGATAATATCACAGCAGAAACACACTAATTAACTTTTTAAATTATATGCAAGATACAACAACAGCGCTGGTTAATGTTTGGGACGACAAAGAGGTTTTGGAGCAGGTTAAAAAAACATTTGCCAATAATCTGACAGAGATGGAATTTATGACATTTCTAAGAATGGGAAAAGCGACTGGTTTAAACCCTTTCTTAAGAGAAATATGGGCGGTTAAGTATGGCACTGGTGCTGCACAAATATTTATTGGAAGAGATGGCTATAGAAAAGTAGCGCAAGACCATAGAGAATATGACTATCATCAAGTAGATGCTGTATATAGTAATGATAAGTTTGTGGTTACTAATGGTGATGTGACGCATGAATATACATTAACAGATAGAGGAAATTTAATTGGTGCCTACTCAATAGTGAAGAGAAAAGGATCTTCAAAGGCTTTGTTCAACTTTGTAAGTTTTAAAGAGTACTACAATGACAAGTCTCCAATATGGAAGGATAAACCAGCAACAATGATAAAAAAAGTTGCTGAAGCTCAGGGGTTACGAGGTGCATTCCAAGGACTATTTGCAGGAACCTATAGCGATAGTGAGAATTGGAAAGAAGAAAGTAAGATTTCAGAATTAACTGAACAAAAGAATGAGCTGGAAAACGTTCCAACCTTAAAGATTTTAGACATTCCTTTAAGTAAATAATTTTATGAATAACCAATCATTTTTCTTCTTGGGATTCATGACAGCTGAACTTTCAACTACCATTTTTATTTTAACAGGTTCACTTATTCTCTCCCTCGTTCCTGTCATTGTTCTTTGCTTCTTATTTAACTCAAGATTAACTAAGTAATTATTTTATGACTGACGAATACAGGTTTAATGAGTTGGAAAATATGCGCGAAGAATTAAACACTTTGGAAAAAGAGAGAGAGGAACTTCTAGAAAGACTTACCATCAATTCCGATAAAAGAGAACTGGTAAATGCAACAATTGAGTTTTTAAGTAAGGTAACAAGAACAAGATCTTATGGGGAATACCCTGATCTAACCAGATAAACCTATGACCAAGAACGATAACTCAGATAGCTCAGAAGACATTAAGGTGGGGGACAAAGTAATAACCAACCACGACGATATTGGTATAGTTGTTGCAAAGGGGAAAGGTTTCTTTTTCTATAGATATATAATCCAAGAAAAGAGTAAATGTGAAGATAATTATTTCTACTACTACAAAAAGTATCGCTGGCAATTGTTTAAGATTA